TTTGTGTCTAATCTTCTATCCCAGGATTCTTGGACAGGAGGAACTCATTGGGACGTTCCTGGTCCAGACGGAAAATTAGGTTTCGGTGGTAGTTGTTTTCCTAAAGACTTGACACATATGAAAACTCTGTGTTATAATGATTTAAATATTTTTGACACAGCTTTAAAAATTAATGATGAACGGAGAAAGTAAATGAGCTTAATGGAAAGATTGAAAAAGAATAGCACGATTAAAGATACAGCTATTCTAACCGAATCAAAATTCTTCACTACAAAAGATTTGATTCAAACATCAGTGCCTGCCTTGAATGTAGCACTCAGTGGTCGCTTAGACGGTGGTCTTACTCCTGGACTTACAGTATTCGCAGGTCCTTCGAAGCACTTCAAGACAGCGTTCTCTCTTTTACTTGCGAAGTCTTATCTAGAGAAGTATGACGATGCTGTTGTTTTGTTCTACGATTCAGAGTTTGGTACTCCTCAGGCATACTTCGACACTTTCAACATCGATACTAGCCGAGTTGTTCACACTCCTATCACAGACATTGAGCAGTTGAAGCACGATGTAATGTCTCAGATGAATGGCATTGAACGTGGCGATCATGTGATTGTGATTGTAGATTCTGTAGGTAATCTGGCATCGAAGAAAGAAGTTGAAGACGCACTTGACGGTAAGTCAGTAGCAGACATGACACGAGCAAAGCAGATGAAGTCACTGTTCCGAATGGTTACTCCTCATTTGACAATCAAAGACATTCCTATGGTAGTTGTGAATCACACTTATCAAACTATGGAAATGTTCAGTAAGGCAGTCGTATCAGGTGGTACAGGCATCTACTACTCAGCAGATAACATCTACATCATCGGTCGTCAGCAAGAAAAGACTGGTCAAGACTTGACAGGCTATAACTTTATTATCAATGTTGAGAAGTCTCGTTTCGTTCGTGAAAAGTCTAAGATTCCTGTTGAAGTATCATTCGAAGGTGGTATCAGCAAGTGGTCAGGACTTCTTGACATGGCAATGGAATCAGGTCATGTTATCAAGCCAAGCAACGGTTGGTATCAGCGAGTTGATATGTCTACTGGCGAAGCAGTAGAACCAAAAGCACGAAAGACTGATACATACAAGAAAGATTTCTGGTTGCCTATTCTGTCAGATGAAACATTCATCGACTGGATTTCAAAGCGATATACAATCTCAAGTTCAGATGGTATCATGAAAGAAGAAATTACAGAGGAAGATATTGCAGATGTTTACGAAGCGATTGAAGACTAAAGGCGCATGTGATCGTTGTCAAATAACGATTCATGAAAACGATGCAGCAGTCTGCTTTCACACAGATACGGAAGAATTGTATCTGTGTGAGGCATGTGTAGAAACAATCCGTGAAGAATTTATTAAGGAAGACCTTTGCAACAATCAATAGAACAAATTATTTTATCTAATCTTTGTTACAATGAAGAGTATTTGAGGAAGGTTATTCCTTTTCTCAAGCCTGAATATTTTTCTAGAAACGAGGACAGAATAGTCTTCAACAAGATAGCAACACACACTGAAACTTATAACGCTGCGCCTTCGAAGCAAGCTCTTATGATTGCGGTGACAGAAGATAAAGCTGTTACTGAAAGTGAATTCAGTGAAATACAAGCTATTGTTGAAACACTAGATACAGAAGATGCAGACAGCCAATGGCTTCTGGACGAGACTGAAAAGTTTTGTAAAGACAGAGCACTTTACAATGCCGTGATGGAAAGCATTGGTATTCTTGATGGTAGAAACAAAGACCTCAGTAAAGATGCGATGCCTAGTATTCTATCAGAAGCATTGAGCGTAGGCTTTGATAACAATGTAGGTCATGACTACATCGAAAATGCTGATGAGCGATTTGATTTCTATCATCGACTAGAAGAGAAACTGCCTTTTGATCTTGAAATGTTCAATAAGATTACAAACGGTGGTCTATCGAACAAAACACTCAATGTAGCACTCGCAGGTACTGGTGTTGGTAAATCGTTGTTCATGTGTCACATGGCAGCATCGAATATCGCAGCAGGCAAGAATGCGTTATATATAACATTAGAGATGTCCGAAGAACGAATTGCAGAAAGAATCGATGCGAATCTGATGAACTTGCCTATTGGTCAGTTGAAAGATTTATCTAAAAGTATGTTTGATGATAGGATTAGTAAACTAAATGAAAAAATTCAAGGTAGGCTCATTGTTAAAGAGTATCCGACAGCATCGGCTCACGCAGGCCATTTTAAGTCCCTTCTCAATGAACTTAAGCTCAAGAGAAATTTTAGGCCTGACATTATATTTGTTGATTATCTCAATATTTGTACTAGCAGTCGCTTTCGTGCTGGCTCCAGCGCAAATTCTTACACGATTATTAAGTCCATTGCAGAGGAACTTCGAGGTCTCGCCGTAGAGTTTGACGTTCCTATTGTCACTGCGACACAGACTACTCGTGGCGGTTACAACAATTCAGATGTTGAGTTGACAGATACTTCAGAGTCTTTCGGTCTTCCTGCGACTGCTGACTTGATGCTCGCTCTTATCAGTACAGAAGAGTTAGAACAGTTAGGTCAAATCATGGTGAAGCAATTGAAGAATCGTTATGCTGATCCTACATCTAACAAGCGATTTATGATTGGTGTTGACAGAGCAAGAATGAAACTGTTTGACTTAGAAGATTCGCAAGCAGGTCTAACTGACTCAGGCGCATCTAAGTATGATGATACACCAGTGTTCGACAGGAAAAATATAAAAACTGACTTCGATGGAATAAAGTTCTAAACTTTATAAATAGTGAGAAAGGGAGGTCTCACTATGGCTGAAGAAGAAAAGAAACAATTTCATCCTGCCGATACAAACGGCGATGGTCAAGTCAGTGAAAAAGAACACGAAATGTACATGGAGTTCAGACGCAAAGAACTCGAAGATAAAGATGCTCAGAGAGATGCTATTCGTAAGATGGCTTGGTTCTCTCTTTGTGGATTGTTAGTATATCCTATTGGTATTGCTATCACTTCATTGTTAGGCATGGAACAAGCAGCACAATTGATTGCTGATATTGCTCCTACATACTTTGCTTCAATCGCAGTATTGGTATCTGCTTTCTTTGGTGCTGATGCTATTAGTAAGAAATCATAATAATGCAATAAAAAGAAATTTATATTATGTGGAATGGAATATTTACTAGAGAAGTACAGAACGATAGGTATCCAATATTCGAAAGACTGTTTGGTACTGTAAAAGATAAGACCGTTATGGACTATGGAGGAAATAACGGTAATCTTTTACATTTCTCAGAAGGCGCTATTAAGCCAGAAAATTATACCTGTGTCGATTTAAACTTAGCCGCACTTGAAATGGGACAAGCAGAGTATCCTGATGCAACATGGATACTCTCTAACCGTTATAACTGGGTCTACAATCATGAAGGCGTATTAGAATTTCCTGAACTCTCCTCAAACTATGACTACACTTTTTCTTATAGTGTTTTCAGTCATACCTCTTTTAACGAATTAGTTGAAACTCTAAAGTGGATGCGCCAATTCAATCCAGAAACAATGGCACACAGCGTTCTACTTACATCTGATACTCCAATTGCTAATTGGTTTTGGCATCGCCGTGTGCAAGAATATGGAAGTTGCATTGACTATCGTGATAACATAAAAAACTGCCAAAATGTTTTTTCTGTAATGGACAACAATCTTATCGTTGAAAATCAGAAAAAATATGGTCAGTTTCCT